ATGTCTTCGCCAGTCTACACTGACCGCAAGAATGTGGTCGGCAGACAGCAAGCCATTGACCGCGTTCAAGAGCTAATGGAAATGGTTCATGGATGACAAAACAGAGCTTAGGCTTGAATGTTTGCGCCTCGCACTTGAGTATGGTACTCAAAGAGACGTACTAAATCCCCACCTACTCGCAGATACATACTACGAGTGGGTGACGCAGGGTAGCGGGCAAGCCCGTCCTGCCGACAACCGGAAAGACGGTGGCCGCAAGCAGGCCCGAAAAGCCAGGAGTGTCCGCGAGGGTAGCACACCGCAACTTACTGTAAACGCAACTGTAGAGAAGGAGGTAGGCTAATGTCTACTCAAGTAACTACGGCATTTGTGCAACAGTATTCTGCAAACGTGCAGATGCTCTCACAGCAGATGGGTTCCCGTCTGCGTGACGCAGTACGCATTGAGAATGTTGTTGGTAAAAATGCCTTCATCGACCAAATCGGTCTGGCCACGGCGCAGCTTCGCACCTCCCGCCATGCCGACACTCCCCAGCTTGACACTCCGCATGAGCGGCGTCGTCTGAGCCTGGCTGACTACGAGTATGCTGACCTGATTGATGACCAGGACAAAATCCGCATGCTCATCGACCCGACTTCATCCTACGCACAAGCCGCAGCAGCAGCTATGGGTCGTGCAATGGATGACGTTGTTATCACCGCCGCTCTTGGCACAGCCTCCACTGGCGAAACCGGCAGCAGCACTGAGGCAGCGTTTAGCGCCTCTGACGACAACTACATCGTAAACGGCAACACCAACCTGACCCTCGCAAAGCTGCGTCAGGCCAAGGAACTGCTGGATGCCGGTGACGTTGACCCGTCGATTCCTCGTTACTTTGCCGCTGGCCCAAGCCAGATTCAGAATCTGCTGGCTGACACCACGGTAACTTCGAGCGACTTCAACACTGTAAAGGCTCTGGTACAGGGCGAACTCGACACCTTCATGGGCTTCAAGTTCATCATGACCAACCGCCTGAACACCACTGATGACGCAGAAACTGCTGCATCTGGTGACGTTCGCAAGTGTTTCGCTTGGGCCGAGGATGGCATTACTCTGGGTATTGGCAAGGATGTATCTGCCCGCATCGACGAGCGTTCCGACAAAGGTTACGCGACTCAGGTGTACTACTGCATGAGCATCGGCGCGGTACGCATGGAGAAGGCCAAAGTCGTTCAAGTCAACTGTGACGAAACCCCGGACTAAGAGGAGATTAACAAATGGCTAACGTAAACACTTCTCTTGTTTCCAACTTTGAGGCTAGCCCTCAAGTCATGAACGCATCGCATGAACTGCACGGTGTAAAGCGTGTAGCACAGGGAACCATCGCCCTTGCGGCTGGTGACCTGTCTGCATCCGACACTGTGATGCTTGCACCGGTTCCAACCAATGCTAGCATTACCAGCATCAAGCTGTTCAACGATGACCTTGACTCTGGGACCACCAACACTTGCGATGTCGGCATCTACAACACCGATGGTGTCGCTGTTGACGATGATGCGTATGCGTCGGCTATCACCGACCTTCGCGCTGCTGTCACCGTCGGCACTGAGGTTGCGTTTGAAGCCCGCGACATCAACGCAATGGGCCAGCAAGTTTGGGAAGATGCAGGCGCATCGTCTGACCCAGGCGGTTACTACTACATCGGACTCGTGTTCGATGGAGCCGGTGACACTGGCGGCGACCTCTCGTTCATCATCGAGTACGTCGTAAACTAACCAGTTAAGGGGGGCGGCTTGAAACCGCCCTCCTTTCACTCCTGCTCCGGGGGATAGATGGGTGGAGTACAACAGAGATTTCCGGTACGACCTCAAGGTGGGTCAAATGGCGGAAAGTTGGCTTGCTGACGTACTGCAAACCCGAACCATCGAAATAAAAAGAGACTTCAAAGCTTCACGAACCGGCAGAGTGTTTGTGGAGTTTTTTTCTAGGGGGAAGCCGTCAGGCATAGACACAACAGAGGCGGACTTCTGGGCGTTTATCATAGACGGCGAAACTGTGGTAATATTGCCAACAGCACGGCTCAAGGAGCTTGTGCAGGAAGCAAAGGACGAAGGCAAGATTTGGAAGGGCGGTGACTCTAACACGAGCCAAGGCGTCCTGATTGATTTGGAAAGGTTAGTAAAGTAATGCCCTCCATAGTGGACATATGCAACGAAGCGATGCACCTGTTGGGCGCTGACACAATCACGTCCCTAACCGAAAACTCGAAAGAGGCGCGTTACTGTAATTCATCTTACGATGACAAGCGTGATGCTGTTCTTCGCGCTCACCCTTGGAATATTGCTGTGACCCGTGCGGCCCTCGCAAGAGACGCAACCGCCCCAGCGTTTGGGTTCTCTAGCCAGTTTACATTACCTACCAACCCATACTGTTTGCGGGTTCTATCCTTTTGGAACAAAAGTGTTGATAGCGAAGTATCCGCATACGACAGTCAAATATCCTTTAAGATTGAGGGCCGCAAAGTTATGACCAACGAGGACGAATGTAAGATTACTTACATTGGTCGGGTCATTGACACAGAACAGTATGACTCCTTGCTAGTAAGCGCCATAGCTTGCCGCATAGCAGCGGATGGCGCGTATCATCTAACTGGCAGCATGAATGTGGCTCAACAAATGCAAGCTTTGTATGAAACAAGATTAAGAGAGGCTCGTGGCATTGACGCGATGGAAGGCACACCAGACAAGATTATTGCTGATGACTTTGTGAACATAAGGCTCTAGGCATGGCCCGCGTTTCAACTATTGTCACAAATTTTCAGGCTGGTGAGCTATCCCCACGCCTTGAAGGCCGCATTGACCTACAGAAATACAGCAGTGGCGCTCAGAAGCTGGAAAACATGCTGGTGTTCCCGCAAGGCGGCATCACACGCAGACCGGGCACCAAGTACGCTGGCACGTCAAAAGACGGTGGCAAGGTCAGGCTTATACCGTTTGAGTTTAGCGACGAGCAAGCCTATGTCCTTGAATTTGGGGCAAACTATATCCGTTATTTCAAAGACGGTGGGATTCTAACCGAAGCCACCGAGACAATCAGCGGGGCAACACAGGCCAACCCTGTTGTGCTAACGATTACCGGCACCAGCTTGGTCAACGGCGACCGCATCTTTGTCAAAGACGTTGCTGGCATGACAGAGTTGAACAACCGTGAATTTACTGTTGCGAATAAGACAACAAACACGATTGAGCTTTCAGGCATCGATGGCACCGGCTTCACGGCTTATACCAGCGGCGGCACTGCTGGCAAGATTGTCGAAGACACAACGACGTACACAGAGGCGCAGGTCTTTGAGCTAAACTTTGTGCAGTCAGCGGATGTGTTGTACTTGGCCCATAAGGACCATGAGCCAGCCAAGCTAACCCGCACCACAGCTACCAGCTTTACGCTAACCGACATCGACTTTATTGATGGCCCGTGGCTTGACGAGAACACCACAGACACCACGATGTACTTTTCAGCAGAGACAGGCACCGTAACGGTTACTGCCTCTGCCCCCGTCTTTAGTTCCGATGACGTAGGCCGGTTTATTCGCACTCGTGAAATCCTTGAGATTGCGCATGACGAGTGGGCGGCGGGCACGAGCTATGTCAATAATGCTACTGTGCGTTATAACGGCCACGTCTATAGGCAAGTTACTGGGTCAACTGAAACGTCAGGCAACACACCGCCGGTTCACCTGACTGGCACAGAGACATACGGCAACATTGATTGGGAATACCGGCACGACGAGTTCGGCCATGTAAGGATTACCGCCTTTACCAGCGCTACTGTTGTCACGGCTGTTGTGCATGAAGACCAATATGGTAACGACACCCTGCCAGACAGTTCTGTAGGTTCTGGCAACGCCAACACCCGCTGGTCACTAGGCGCATTTGGCGGCGACCAAGGCTATCCACGCGCCGTAGCTTTCTACGAGGAGCGCCTATACTTTGCTGGCACAACAGGTCAGCCGCAGACCATCTTTGGCTCGAAGACGGCTGACTTTGAAAACATGACACCCGGCACGAATGACGACGATGCCATCAACATCACGATTGCATCTGGCCAGGTCAACGTTATCCGCCACATGATTCCGGGTCGCTTCCTGCAAATCATGACGACAAGTTCTGAATTTACGTTGTCAGGCGGAACAGGCACCCAGCCGGTCACGCCTACAAGCGTCAATGTTCTTCGTGAAACCACCTTTGGCTCTGGGGATGTGCGCCCGCTCCGCGCTGGCGCTAGCACCATCATGGTGCAAAAGGGGCTTGAGAAGGTCAAAGAAGTCACATTTGACTTGGACACTGACGGCTTGGTTGGCAGGGATTTGACCATCTTGGCGGAGCATCTGACACGCGGCGGCGTCACGGACATGGTGTGGCAGCAGGAGCCAGAGCTTGTGCTTTGGTTTGTTCACTCAGATGGAACTTTGGTTGGCTTGTCCTACGACCCGCAAAATCAGACGATTGGTTGGCACACTCACCCAATGGGCAACAGCGGGATTGTCGAGAGCATCACGGCCATCCCAAGTGGCGCAGAAGACCAAGTGTACCTCTCGGTCAAGCGCACCATTAACAGCGCAACAGTCCGCCACGTTGTCTTCATGGAAAACATTTATTTCGGCACCGACGTTGCTGATGCTTTCTATGTAGACTCTGGGCTCACATATGACAGCAGCGCCACCACCACCATTAGTGGCCTGAACCACCTCGAAGGCGAGACGGTGCAAATTCTGGCTGACGGCTCGGCGCATCCAGACAAGGTTGTAAGCGGCGGTGTGGTAACGCTGGACCGCAGCGCTAGCACAGTGCATGTCGGCTATTCCTACGATTCCAAGATGCAGACGCTACGCCTTGAAGCTGGTGCTGATGATGGCGTGTCACAGGGCAAGATTAAGCGTATTCACGGCGTAACTGTGCGGTTCATTGACACGGTTGGCGCAGAGGTCGGGCCGGATGAGGACGGTCTGGACCGTATACCGTTCCGTGACAGCAGCATGGCAATGGATGAAGCTGTGCCAATGTTTGATGGAGACAAAGAGATTACGTTCCCGTCAGGGTACGACAATGATGCCAGAGTGTTCGTTAGGCAGACGCAACCATTGCCAATGACTATTCTGGCAGTGATGCGGAGGTCTAACACATTTGATGCTTAATATACGACCCTATACACATGATGATGTGTATGACATTGAACTAGACTACGAGTTTGGTCGAGCCTCACGGTCTGGCCTTCTGGGCCACAACGAAATAGTTGCCTATACGCTTCTTGATGACGACAAGGTTCTGGCAGTTGGCGGGGCGCATATTATGTGGTTTGGCGCAGGGGAAGGTTGGGTGCTGGTGTCACCGGATTGCCTCAGAACCCCGGCGTCCTTTGCCCGTTATGCAAAACGGCTGTTTGGTAGTATATTGCAAGATACTGATTTAAGGAGAGTGCAGGCCAGCATCCACGTTGACGACGACCGCGCGTACAGGTTTGCAGAATGGCTTGGCTTTGAGAACGAGGGCATCATGCGTAAGTACGGCGTAGACGGCGGCGATTACTACAGAATGGCGAGGGTACAGTAATGTCCGCAGAGATTGCAGCAGCAGCCGCGATAGCATCGGGTGTTATGGGCTTCAAGGGCAACCGCGCAGCAGCGCGGCAAGCCCGACAGGTTGCTGATTACAATGCCCAAGTCGAAGAGAACAACCTTGTCATTCTCCAACGCGCCCGCAGGGACCAAGAGCTTCAAGTCAGGCGGCAGGGGGAGCAACTTG